GGGTTGGAGGCGCTGCGGCAGTATCACCGGGCGTATAATGAGCGCACGCGGAGTTTTCGATCGGCGCCTGTGCATGACTGGACGAGTCACGCGGCGGATGCGTTTCGGTATTTGGCGGTTGGGATTCGGGAGACGGGCGATCGTGTGAAGCCGCCGCAGGCGCGTGCGGAGATGGACTACGATCCGTTTGCGGTATGATGGAAGATCTTTTGGCAGCGTTGGAGCTGTGGACGCAGACTGAGCCGTACAGTTCGTTTCCGTGCGCAACGATCGGCTGGCGCTTGCTGCCTGCCTTGGAGAATGGCCGGTATCGGCTGTATCGGGGCGCTGACGGTGAGGTGCGTGGTTTTGTGAGCTGGGGGTTCATGACGCGCTTGGAGTATGAAACGCGTGAGTATGACGGCCCTGAGGTTTTCGGTCGTGGGGACGGCGAATGTTTGGTCGTTGTCGATATGATTGCGCCATATGGGCGGAATGATGTAGTGTTGATGTGCCGAGACCTGCGGGTTCTGTTCAAGAATCTGTATCCTTGGCACGAACATGTCTTGGCGCACCGGGGTCGCCGCAACGGGGTCTTCCCCAACATGGGTGGATAGGATGATGGATTTTCTCAAGCCTGGATTTGTTCAGATCGTCTTCGGCGGCGGCGGTGGTGGCGGCGGTGGTAGTGACAGCAGCAGCGGCGGCTACACGAGCATCAGGGATCGTTTTGACGGCGGCGGGCCTGGCGCGTCTGGCGGTGCGTTTCAGGGTGGCGGGATCATTTCTTCGGCGGCCAACCGCGTGACGGGCCGCACGGATACTGGAACAGCGACTGAGAATGCGCCGACCGAGACGACCCGCCCTGCTGCCCGGCCCACGACGTCCACTGGCGGTGCAACGCCTGGGATGTCGGCGGCTGACATTGCCGCGGAGACTGCCGCCACCTCGACGCCCAGTGGTCGCGGCAGCCTGATCAGCGCGGTGTCTCCGCCGCCGCCCCAGCCGTCGTCTGGCTCGGACGACAACCGTCCGGCACCTGCGCCTGCCCCAGCGCCGGCGCCTGCGCCTGCGCCTGCTCCCACCCCTGCGCCTGTCCCGGTGCGTCCGCCTGCGCCTGTGCTGACTGAGGCGCAGCGTGATCAGAAGGTTGCTGAGGCGGCCCAGGCGGCTGATGCGCGGGCGCGTCGGCTTGGCCTGGCGCAGGTGGTTGCGACCTCGATGCGTGGCCTTCTGGCCGGGGGTGAGGGCACGACGCGTCGGCGGCGCAGCCTGATGGGCGGCGGCCTGATCCGATGATGCGCGACGGGTACAAGCGGCAGTCTGGCCGCATGGGGGCGATGGCGTCTCAGCCGACGCAGGGCATTTCGTCGGCGATGACGGTGGACCCGTTGGAGCGTCTGAACCAGCGCATGGCTGGTCGGATGGAGGGCGGCGACATGCGGAAGCAGAAGAAGCAGAGCCGCGTTCGGCAGAGCCTGATGGCTAATTACGGGGGCATGTGATGGCGAGTGTAGATCCGCTGGTTTCTCGTTTGGATCGCCGGTATCGGGATCTGGCCAATGCGCGCACCAACTGGGAGAAGCACTGGCAGGAGCTGGCGGACTACATGCTGCCGCGCAAGGCGGACATCGTGAAGAAGCGCACGCAGGGCGACAAGCGCACCGAGCTGATTTACGACGGCACGGCGATTCATGCGGTGGAGCTTTTGGCGTCGTCTCTGCACGGGATGCTGACGTCGCCCAGCACGCCTTGGTTTTCGATGCGGTTCCGCGATCGTGACCTGCAGAACGACGACGCGGCTAATGAGTGGCTCGAGGTCTGCATCGACCAGATGTACCAGGCGTTTCACCGCTCGAACTTCCAGCAGGAGGTGCACGAGCTGTACTTCGACCTGGTCGTGTTCGGCACGGGTGCGATCTACGTCGAGGCTGCCGAGGACGGCGTTCGGTTTGGCACGCGCCACATTGCCGAGATCTCGATCTCCGAGGACGCCAACGGGCTGGTCGATACGGTCTATCGCAAGTTCAAGATGACGGCTCGTGCGATCGAGCAGCAGTTTGGGAAAGACAAGCTGCCGCCTGCCGTGCTGAAGGACGTCGAGAACAGCCCTTACACTGAGCATACGATTCTGCATGCGGTCTACCCCCGCAGCGACAAGCCTGGCCGCGTGGCGAACAAGAAGCGTGTTGCGTCGGTGTATTACCACATGGACAGCAAGGCGTTGCTGTCTGAGGGCGGGTTTGACGATTTCCCGTTCATGGTGCCGCGGTTCGTGAAGGACAGCGTGTCGGTGTACGGGCGCTCGCCTGCCATGACCGCGCTGCCCGATGTGAAAATGCTTAACAAGATGAGCGAGGTCACGATCCGGGCGGCTCAGAAGCAGATCGACCCGCCGCTGATGGTTCCGGATGACGGGTTCATCATGCCGATCAGGACCACGCCTGGGTCACTGAATTTCTATCGTGCGGGCACGCGCGATCGGATGGAACCGCTGAACATCGGCGCGAACAACCCGCTCGGGTTGAACATGGAGGAGCAGCGCCGCGCGGCGATCCGGCAAGCGTTCTATGTGGACCAGCTGTTGCTGGCGCAGGGTCAGACCATGACGGCGACCGAGGTGCTGCAGCGGAACGAGGAGAAGATGCGGCTGCTTGGTCCTGTTCTGGGCCGCCTGCAGTCCGAGATGCTGCAGCCGCTGATCTCTCGGGTGTTCGGCATCCTGCTGCGCAATGGCGTGCTGCCGCCTGCACCGGATGAGCTGCAGGGGCAGGACATCGAGATCGAGTACGTGTCGCCGCTTGCCAAGGCGCAGAAGCTGACGGACCTGCAGTCGATGCTGCGCGGCTTCGAGGTGATGATGCAGATCGCCGAGGTTGCCCCGGTGATGGACTACTTGGACAGTGACAAGCTGGTGAAGTACCTGGTTGATACGACCGGGATCCCGGCGACGGTGATCAGGTCGGATGAAGAGGTCGCGCGGATGCGCCGGCAGGCTCAGCAGCAGCAGCAGCAGCAGAGCGAGCTGGAGACGCAGATGATGCAGGCTGAGGCGTTGGGCAGCGCGGCTCCGATGGTCAAGGCTCTGGGCGGCCCCCAGGCCCTTGAGGGGATCGCTCAGGCATGAACAAGAAGATCGAAGAGCTGAAGCTGGCGTATCGCCGGACGTTCAACACGGATGACGGCCAGGAGGTTCTGGCCGATCTGAAGAAACGCTTCTCGTTTGAGGCGACGACATTTGTTTCGGGCGATCCACAAACATCTGCTTTCAATGAAGGACAGCGCGCAGCCGTTCTGCTGATCGTCCGAATGCTGTCCGAGGAAAAGGAAAGAGTATGAGCGAAGAGGCAATCCAGGATTCTGGATCTCAGGAAGTCGCGTCTGCATCGGCGGCTCCGGCTGCCGCACCGGTTGGGTTTCTTGACAGCCTGCCGGAAGATTTGCGCCAGGAGCCAAGCCTGCGCAATTTCACCGACCCGACCATGCTGGCGAAGAGCTACGTGCATGCGCAGCGCATGATCGGGGCGGACAAGATTCCGCTGCCCGGCAAGTCGGCGACGGATGAGGACTGGGCGAATGTGTGGGCCAAGCTGGGCCGCCCGCAAACGCCGGACGAATATCAGCTGCAGTTCGAGAACCCTGTGTTTTCGGACAGCGAGCTTGAGGGCTTTCGGAAGTCTGCTTTCGAGGCTGGCCTGAACAATCGCCAGGTGGACCGGATGGCCCGGTTCCTGGAGGAGGCTGTGACCGGCGCCAACGCGTCACGATCGGAGATGGCCGAGAAGGCCGTGTACGAGGCTGAGCAGGAGCTGCGGCAGGAGTTCGGCCAGGCGTTTGAGCAGCGCATGGGGCTGGCGTACAACGCGGCCAAGCAGCTGCTGGGGGATGCCAGCCTGCTGGACGAGGTGCAGCTGTCTGATGGCCGGATGCTGGGCGATCACCCGCAGGTCGTGCGCATGTTTGCCAAGCTGGCCGAGCAGATCGGCGAGGACCAATTGCTGGGTGAATCGAGTGAGCTGATCATGACGCCGCAGGAGGCAAATCAGCGCATTTCAGAGATGACTAGACGGGACAGCCCATATTGGGATAAACTGCATCCTGAACATGACACATACGTCGAGGAAGTCCTGCGACTTCGAGAGTATGTTTGATGTGGCGGACAATCTTCGGACCCGCCGGGCATACCGATCAGATCGGTGGAGTAGCGGCCCTAAGCAGCAAGCACGGCCCCGCCTTTGGGACAACCGAGCGTAGCACCCTGAAACTTTTGTTGGAGTGAAAGACTGATGTCTACCCAAATCACTACGGCATTCGTCAATCAGTTTTCCTCGAACATCCAGATGCTCTCGCAGCAGATGGGTTCGCTGCTGCGCAACGCGGTGGACGTGGAGACTGTGAACGGCGAAAAAGCCTTCTTCGACCAGGTCGGCAGCGCGGCTGCTGTCCTGCGCACCACCCGTCACGCTGACACCCCGCTGGTTGATACGCCGCATTCGCGTCGCATGGTCACCATGTCGGACTACGAGTACGCCGACCTGATCGACGATCAGGACAAGGTGCGCCTGCTCGTTGACCCCACTTCGACCTATGCCCGCGCTGCTGCTGCAGCTATGGGCCGGGCGATGGATGACGTGATCATCTCGGCCGCCCTCGGCAGCGCGCTGACTGGCAAGGACGGCACCACCTCGACCCCGTTCGACAGTAACAACCAGATCGCCGTGGGCGCCGCTGGTCTGACGCTGGCGAAGCTGATCGAAGCCAAAGAGATCCTCGACAGCAACGATGTGGATCCGTCGATCCCGCGTTACATCGCAGTTTCTCCGAAGCAGATCACGAACCTGTTGGATGACCCCGAGGTGACCTCGGCTGACTACAACACCGTTCGTGCGCTGGTTAAGGGCGAGCTGGACACCTACGTCGGCTTCAAGTTCATCACGACCAACCGCCTCGGCCTCGACGGCTCGGGCGATCGTCGCTGCTTTGCTTGGGCGATGGACGGCATCAAGCTGGCCGTTGGCAAAGAGCCGACTGCCCGCATCGACGAGCGCGCGGACAAGTCGTACGCGACCCAGGTCTACTACTGCATGTCGGTCGGCGCGACCCGCATGGAGGAGGCCAAGGTCGTCGAGATCATCTGCGACGAATAAGGAGAGCTGACCAATGGCTACTGTCTACTCCGCGCAGCGCACCAACGCTCTCGCAAGCCCTATTGTGAACAACAAGGCGAACGAGATGGGCGGTCGCGTCCGCATCGCGCACGGCACCTACGAGGCATCGGCGCTGGCATCCGGCGATGTGATCGAGATGTTCACCCTGCCCAATGGCGCACGGCTGATCAGCGGCTCTCTGGCGTACGACGCGCTCGGGGCCTCGACCACGCTGTCTGTCGGCTACGCGGCGCACGTGTCGTCGGCTGGTGCGACGGTCAACGCCTCGGCGGCTGCCTACAAGGCGGCTGCGTCCACCGCGTCGGCTGGCAAGGTGGATGTCCTGGCAACCCTGGCGCTCGGCTCGGGCACCGAGGTTGACGCGAACGAGGACGGCATGGTTGTGACGGCGACGATGGGCGGTGCGGCTGGCACCGGCACCATCGAGCTGACGATCATGTACGCGATCGACTGATCGACTGGCGGGGCGGCTGAGGCTGCCCCGCCAGCATATGCGCGGAGGGTGAAGCGTGACGAGTACGGTGTCGATCGTAAACAACGCGCTGAACATCATTGGCGCGTCGAACATCACAGAGCTGGAGGAGAACTCCAAGACGGCTCGCGTGATGAACCAGATGTATGAAAGCATCCGGGACGACGTCTTCCGTGCGCATCCTTGGAACTGCCTGATTCGTCGGGCGAACCTGGCGCAGAGTGTGGACACGCCTGCGTTCGACTACGCGTACCAGTACGCCCTGCCGACTGACCCGTACTGCCTTCGGGTTCTGGAGTTTCAGAATGGGTCGATGACGTACCCGTACGAGAACCTGGTTGGGCAGGGCAACAAGCCGTTCTTCGTTATCGAGGGGCGCAACATCCTGACGGACAGCGGCACGGCGCGCATCAAGTACATCGCGCGGATCACTGACCCGTCGCAGTACGACGCCGGCCTGATCTCGGTGCTGGCCGCTCGCCTCGCTTCTGAGGCGGCCTACGCGATCACCGGCTCCACGTCTGTCGTGCAGCTCGCAGACGCGCTGTACGAGCGCAAGCTGCGCGAGGCGCGGTTCTCCGACGCCACGGAGAATGCGACAGTTCGGCTGGAAGCGAGCGACTTTATCGAAGCGAGGTTCTGATGGCTCGCTCGGCGCCCGCGTTCAGCTCGTTCACCGCAGGTGAGGTGTCGCCCCGGATGGAGGGGCGGGTCACGCTGGACACCTACCGCGAAGGTCTGGCCGACATGACCAACCTGCTGGTGCTGCCGCAGGGCGGCGTCACGCGGCGGCCTGGCACTGAGTTTCTTGGGGAGATCAAGGATAGCTCCAAGGCTGCGCGACTGATCCCGTTCCAGTTCAAGACCAGTGACACCTACATTCTGGAATTTGGCGATCAGGTGATGCGGGTCTATCGCAACGGCCTGCAGGTTCTGGATGCCACAGCCAAGACGATCACGGCCATCACGCAGGCCAGCCCCGGCGTGATCACGTCGAATTCGCACGGGTTCAGCGACGGCGACGAGATTTTTGTTGATGCCATCGTCGGCATGACTGAGCTGAACGGACGCAACTATCGTGTGGACAACGCCACGACCAACACGTTCACGCTGACTGATCTGTTCGGCAACGACATCGATACGACGGCCTTCACTGCCTACACCTCGGGCGGCACGGCCACCGAAATCTACAACGTCGCGACGCCTTACACTGAGGCTGATTTGCCGAATGTCCGTTTCGTGCAATCAGCCGACACGATGTTTCTGGTGCACCCCAGCTACGCAATCCGGAAGCTGACGCGCTCGGCGGACAACAACTGGACGTTCTCGACCGCGTCGATCACCGGCTCGCCCAGCCCCGCGCTCAATACGAGCGCCGACAACTACCCCAGCGTCGTGACGTTCTTTGAGCAGCGACTGGTTTTCGGCGGTACGAACAACAACCCGCAGACGCTGTGGTTCTCAAAGAACGGCGACTACGAGAACTTCACCACCGGCACCGGCGACGATGACGCGCTGATCTACACGATCGCCTCGAACCAGGTAAACGCGATCCGGTATCTGTCGGCCACGCGCGTTCTGACGATCGGCACGACTGGCGGCGAGTACGTGCTGACAGCGACCAGCGACGGCCCGGTGACGCCGAGCGAGACCGTGATCCGCAAATACTCGAACTATGGATCTGCCGCGGTTGAGCCTGTGCAGGTGGCCGACGTGACGCTGTTCGTGCAGCGCGGTGGCCGGAAGGTCCGAGAGTTCAGGTACGTCGGCGACATCAACGTGTCGGCCTACCAGGCGCCCGACGTGACTGTGGTCGCGGAGCATATCACGGTCGGCGGCATCACTGAGTTTGCGTACCAGCAGGAGCCTGACGGCGTCGTGTGGTGCGTGCGCGCGGACGGCACGCTCCTGGGGCTGACGTACCGCCGCGAGGAAGAGGTGGTCGCCTGG